GCCATGAGCAAGCGATGTTCCAGGATCATGTCAACTTTCCGCTGTCTTCGTTAGTGAAAATGTAAATTCCACAGTATCTGGGCTGACCACGGCCACCGTGGGCACGAGGAGGTTGCGGTCCATCATCGTTCCACCCGCCGCGCCGGTGGCGTTGCGGACGCTGTGCTCCTGCCAAGTCTCAGTGGTGTCGGCCGTCACCGTGGCGACGCTCTGATAGACATCGGCGGCGCTTTCGGTCTGAGTGCCCGTTGCCTCCAGACCCGCATCGGTAACCAGCGCTGTCTCGGTGTTGGCCTCCGCTGCACCCGATGTACCCGGGCGGTGAAACTTGAAGTCCCCGTAAACGCTAGTCTCCGCCTGGAGTTGGTCCACCTCGAAGTTGCGGAAGGCGGTGGTGACTTTATCCTCGGAGACTAGGCCGATGTTCTCCCACCAGCCAACCCGCAGAACTTCAACAAACGTATCTCCCTGCTTAGACGTGAAGCGTCTGATCTCTTCGTAGAGACCATCTTTGGGCAACGAGTCTACATGGTAGCGGATCACGCTCTGCCCCAGCACGCCAGTGAAGGGGTCGGGCCGGCCAGCATGGAAGTACCTGACATGGAGCAGAGCAGCGGTAGTGAGGTGAATGTCGTGACCGAGGACAGCCTTGTAGTAGAGGCGTGGAATCCTCCGGTTTACGTGATCCCGCAGAAACGCGAGAACCTTGGGTTGCCATGGCTCAGCCCGAACGCTTTGCAGCAGCCGAGCAGCCCTGTCCGCTCGGTAATGCCCATAGCGCTGGTCTTGCACAAGCCTTGGCCGCTCGCGCACCCACTGGCCGCTGTAAGGGTCGTATTGCGCTGGGCTAATGACTCCCACTGGGTCAATCCTGAGAACTGGAGCCGTATTTGTCGTCATCGTTGCTCCCCACCGCGTAATCGGTCCAGCCTAAGATTCAGAGTCACCGTCACCTTGTCCCCTTTGTTTCGGACCTCGTAAGGCCCATCGCTGAAACGCTCGGCCCACATGAGTTTACCCGTAGTCCCAGTGACAATGAAATAACCATGGATGAAGCCCTTGTAGCCCTGGAACTCAATAACCTGCGGCGGCGCCTGGGCGCTGCGGTCATCGATCACCCAGATACTCCCTGGCAGGAGCAGCGGGTCATAGAGCCATGGTTCTATGAAATCAGCCACCGTGTTCTCCGCGCTGGGCTCCACGTCGTTCTCAAACAACTTGAGCAGCAGGTCCTCCGGCGGGGCGCTGTTCACGATATACGCTAGCATCCGGTTGGCGCTGAGGGTAGGAACTACAAGGGCCATGGTTTACGCCTTCTTCTTAGGCTCAGGTTCCGGTATGAGCACTTCCCGAACGCCCGAAATGGGCGCTTTTTCGTCATAGCCATCGTCTGAATACACTTTGCCGGCGCGTTCAATCAACTTCCTGATTTGCTTGGGCTGGGGAGACTGGAGCTCGAGTACCAATCTGCTGGGAGCAGGGGGTGGTTCCTCGCGTTTGGGCTTCTCCTCCATGCTGGGGTTGCCCTCCATGATGTCCACCAACACCTCAGCACGGGCGGGCAGCCAATCCTCCAGCGCCTTGATACCACTATTCTTGATGTCCGCTTGCTGCTCCTCGCAGTAACGCTCGGCGTCCACATCGCTGATTTTGAGCACCCTAGCTACCCACCCGGCATGTTCCGCATAAAACTCCTGGGCTTTGGCGTCAAAGCCTTCCTGGTCCGCCGCGTAGCGTTTGGCGGCCTTGCTCATAGCCAACTGCTCCTTGCGTACCACTCGGGCAGCAACGTCGAGCGCAAGTGCGTGTGCCTGCCCATTCCTACGGTTGGCGGGAGGCTCAGAAGGCTTTGGCTCAGTCTTTTGTACTGGTTGCGCTCCGGTGATATTTGCCGGAGTCAGGGGCTCGTCAAGGCCGGGAAGCGGATTGCGGTTCTCCGTAACCCGTACCTCGTTCCTCGTGAACACGCCAAGCTGAACGTAGATTTGGTTTGATTGCGCCCGTGCCAGGGTGTCCCCACGTAAGAAGGCGTCCATCAGAAACTCAGCAAAATACTCTTCGCTGTCTTCCTCTAAGAGCAGGTCCTTTAGAATTGCCTGCTCCCATCGAACGAACCAAGGCGCCATCGTGAAGCGGGCGAAGTTCAGCGACCCGTTTTCAATGTTGGAGAAGGTGCTTCGGGTCAGGTCTCCGATCATGTGTGGCGGGATACGGAACCAGCGGGCTACCTCCGTGACGCTGAACTCCCTCGTGCCCAGGAATTGCGAGTCCTCGTTGGTGAGCCCAAGATTCTTCCAGTCCATACCCTCTTCGAGAACGAGAGTCCCATGGGAGCTAGCCGTACCAGCGAACTCAGTCCGAAGGCTCTCTTTGAGGTTGGCTATTGCTTCGGGTTTGAGTTTCCCAGGATGTGTGAGCAACCCCCTAGGCCGAGCCCCCTGGCTGAAAAACCGAGTCCCGTACTCTTCCGTCGCTTTGCCCAGGCCAAACGAGTCTCGAGCAAGCGTGATCAAGGAAAGACCCACAAGGCCATCATCGGACAGTGTCGTTAGGTGGAAAATCTGGTCTTGCGAGAAGAACCGAATACGTCTCTCCGGCATTGAATACCGATAGCGGATAATCCCCTCCGCGGTGACCTCGGGCAGCATCCGGTCTGGGTGCAACGGAATAAGTTGATCCGCGAAACTATCAACACCTGGGATGATCTGGGCGTAGCCATTACCCCGCAGCGCGAGATGTCCCATCAGCATCTCCCGAAACTGAAAACTGGTCTGGCGCTGGTTGGGCCGGTCGTGGAGGACTCGGTAAAGAGGATGGTCAGTTGCCCGTTCCTTCCCCCCATTCTCCAACCGCCGGTAGAGTATCAAGGGGAGTTGGGCTACCGTCTCAGCCAGCACCCGGACGCAAGCATAGACCGCGCTGATCGTCAGGGCCCGCTCGGGGGTGATCGTGATACCAGCACTAGAAACGTTAGTGACTGGGTTATACCAGAAGTCGTCACTAGGAGCGGGGGTGGCTGCAAGCAATCGTGGCAGGATGCCCATCAGTACCACTTCCTCACGAATCCAAGAGCGAGCAACAGACTGGAAGGAATTATGAGCGCAGCCGGTAGATAAATCAAGGCAAGACCTACCACCAATAGCGCCATTGCCAAGAGTACCAGTACATCCTTGAAATCTACATCCCGGAACCGCTCGCGCAGATTCATAAGGTGAGTATGCCCCTTCCCTCATAGACGGAAGCCCCAGTTTCGTTGCGGGTAAGCCGGTCCACTGCCATGACCAGCGCCACCACGCCGTCTATCTTCTCGCTGCTCTTGCGCTTGCTCGGCTTGATATTCCCTGCCGGGTCCATCTCAACGCTCACGTTGCTGAACATCCAGCGCAAGACTGGGTTCTTGCCGAACCGGATTCGTTTGCCAAGAATGTACTTCTCCAACTCTTTTGTCGGCGCCGAGAGGGATAGATAGCCCTGGCCTATGGGAACAACCTTGGCGCCATCACCCTGAAGCTGCGTTACGAGTTGCGTTGCACCCCATCTATCGAAACCGATCTCTCGAATATCGAATTGCGCCGAGTCCTCCCGGATGCGCTCACGAATAATGTCGTAATCGGTGACGTTCCCAGGCGTTGCCTCGATCCAACCCTCCGAGACCCATTGAGGATATGGTACGCCGTCGCTACGGCTCCGTTTGGTAATGCCCTCCTCCGGCACGAAGAACCGCGCCCATACATCAACACCTCCCCCATCAATCGGGAAAGCATAAACGAGTGCCGCGATGTCAGTGGTAGATGCCAGGTCCAGGCCCGCATAGCAGGGGCGCCCTTTCAGTGCTGCTATGTCCACGGGGCCGTCGCTGGCATCATAGGCCGCAATGTCAATCCACCGGGACTCCTGCTCCGTCTGCTGATTCAGCCGCAGCCTGCGGAAAGCGTTTTGCCTACCTGGGGCTTCCTTGGCCCGATCCCGTTCTGCCACGAGCTCATCTAATTGGATGGTCACCCCGAGGCTGGGGTTGGCCTTCACATAGACAGTAGGATCGGTCCAGTCGTCCTCGGCATCCAATGTAGCCAAGTACACGAACCACTGCTCGTCATCCACCACCCCTTCAACCACTTGCTTAGCGTAGTTATGCGTCTCCGAGTAAATGGAGCCTTTGGACAAGCCAGCCGTGGTGATATAGAAAGCGAGTGGCTGTTGCCGAGCGCCAGTGGCGGTCTCGAGTGCGTCCACAATCCCCCTGGTTTTGTGAGCGTGGAGCTCATCAATGATATAGGCATGGGGGTTAAGGCCGTCCATCGAATCGTTGTCTGCACCGAGCGCCTCGAACTTGGAAGACGTTTCCAAAACATGGAGGTTAGCCCTGGATTCGACGACCCTAACCC